TGAAAGTGAGGGATTTTTAACAATGACTAGTAATACTGATGATAGATTTTTAAAGCTTTTTAGGGCTTATGATGATTTTAGACGTGATCTTCATTTGATTGATCCCTTATTAAATCGTCGTTTCTTGTCTCTTTTATGGGAAGTTGAAGATGCTCTTGAAAGGAGTGGTAAGTATGCGAAAAAAAATGAAAAAGTGGAAAGACAGGAAAGTCTTTCGCAATACGGCTGTGAATAGTAAAAAAATTAATATTTCTCCGAAAATATATCGTGGAGGTATTAGGCTATGACAGACAAAAAAGCGATAATTGTTTTGGTGTGTACTGTATTGATTCAAGCTCTTAGTGTTATAGTGAATTATTTTGGAGGTTAAAAAATGGATTATGGAATATATAGTATATTAGATGCAAAGACTGGTTTCTTGTCTGTGTCACTTGATCAAAATGATGCATCAGCTCAACGAAATTTTGCTCATGCGTGCAAGCGAACCGATTCGTTATTTTTTACTCATCCAAATGATTATGATCTTTATAAAGTTGGGGAATTTAATTCCGAATCTGGTTTAATTGAACCTATTGTTCCTCCGAAACATATTGTTTCGGCTAGATCATTGGTTGAAAGTGAGGTATAGTATGTTTGTTAATGTTTATACTGAAAGAGAATTGAGGAACGAACGTGTTAAAAACAGATATACGAATAGTGGCGAAAAAACTCGCCCTAATTATAAGCCAGTGTATAATGCTGATGGCGTTTATGAGCTCGTTCCTGATGGTGTTATTAATAGTTATGATGATATACAATCTCATGCGGATTCTTGTGATTTATCCCTTATTATTGAGCGTTATAATATGACAGGTGATAGTTCACTTTTAAATCAACGTCATGGATTTTATGAAGATGTTACGAATATGCCAGCTACCTATGCCGAAATGCAGAATGCATTAATAAAGGCTAATAATGATTTTTTAGCTTTACCGTTGGAAATAAGAGAAAAATTTGGTCAAGACCCTGCAAGATTCTATGCTGAATATGGTTCTCCTAAGTGGATGGAAATAATGGGTATTAATTCTCAATCTTCTGAAATTGTTAAGGATGATACGGTTTTGGATGATATTGATAACGGAGGTGAAGAATAATGTCAAGAAATGCAAATACTAGATTTGCTCTTAATCCTACTAATATTGATATATCACGTTCTACGTTTAATCGTAATCATAGCGTTAAATTAAGTTTTAATGCAGGTGATATAATACCTTTTTTTGTGGACGAAGTTTTGCCGGGAGATACGTTTCAGATTCATACATCTAAGCTTGTGCGTATGCAAACATTAGTAGCTCCTATAATGGATAATGTTTATCTTGATACATACTATTTTTTTGTTCCAAACCGGCTTACTTGGAATAATTGGAAGGAGTTTAATGGTGAGAATACACAATCGGCTTGGATTCCTGAAACAACGTATTCAGTACCGCAAATTACTTCTCCTGATGGTGGCTGGGATGTCGGTACTATTGCTGACTATATGGGTATTCCTACGGGTATTGAGAATTTATCTGTCAATGCTCTGCCTTTTCGTGCTTATGCTTTAATCATGAATGAGTGGTTTAGAGATCAGAATAATACTGATCCGATTGATATTCCGCTTGGTGATGCTACTGTAGAAGGTGTTAATACTGATACTTATGTAACAGATGTTGCTAAGGGTGGAAAACCTTTTAAGGCTGCCAAATATCATGATTATTTTACATCTGCTCTTCCTGCTCCTCAGAAGGGTCCTGATGTTGGTATTGGTTTAACAGGTAATCTTGCTGTTTATGGTAATGGCAAGGCTTTGGGTTTGACAAATGACGGTGAAAATATGTTTGGTTTACAATCTAATAATCAATCAGGTACTAATTTTACTATGGGTCTTCGTTCTTATGCATATGATAAAGATGTTGATCCTAGTGATTATAATACAGAAGCTGGTTGGGCACGTGGTATTATTGGAGTAGTTCAGAAACCCGGTGAATCTGGCATGTATGCTGATTTGTCTAATGCTAGTGCAGTTACTGTTAATGCTCTTCGAATTGCTTTCGCAACGCAAAAAGCATTTGAAAAAGATGCTCGTGGTGGTACTAGGTATGTTGAGATGATTAAAGCTCATTTTGGAGTTACATCTCCTGATGCAAGGCAGCAAAGGCCGGAATACTTAGGAGGTAATCGTATTCCTATACAAATTAATCAGGTTGTTCAAAATTCAGGTGAAATTGGCGGTACTCCTCAAGGTAATGTTGCTGGTTTTAGTGTTACTTCGGATAATCATGGTGATTTTATAAAGTCATT